GATGGCGAGCGCATGAAGGTATTATGGGTAATTGACTCATTGGGTATGTTGCTTACTCCAACTGATGTAAATCAATTTGAAGCAGGCGATATGAAGGGTGACATGGGTCGTAAGCCCAAGGCACTTACAGCCTTGGTCCGTAACTCGGTTAATATGTTTGGTGGCTACAATGTGGGCATGGTATGCACCAATCATACCTATGCCAGTCAGGACATGTTTGATCCAGACGACAAGATCTCAGGCGGCCAAGGTTTTATCTATGCTTCAAGTATCGTTGTTGCCATGAAAAAAATGAAGCTCAAAGAAGACGAAGATGGCAACAAGATTAGCGAAGTCATGGGTATCCGTGCCGGCTGTAAGGTAATGAAAACTCGCTATGCTAAACCGTTCGAAGGTATGCAGGTCAAGATTCCGTATGAAACAGGTATGAATCCCTACTCAGGCCTAACTGACCTAGCAGAGAAAAAAGGCCTACTTAAGAAAGACGGTAATAGACTAATGTTTGTGACCAGCGACGGCGAGATCATCAAACAGTTCCGCAAGGCCTGGGAATCCAATGAAGACGGATGCCTGGATAAAGTTATGCAAGACTTTGCAAATCAACGAGAAACGGTAAGTACTGAAGAAACTGCAACGGAGGAATAACAATGAGCATCGAGCTGAGTAGAGAAATTTGGAATGAATTAAAAAGGTATGTCAACACCGTGGATCGAGATGAAGCTGCTGCTACACTGGTGGCAGTATTAATTGACAACGACGCCGATGCTGATGAAATTAAATCTGTGTTTAAAACCGAACCTGACGTTAAACGTGCATTGGCCAGTTATCTCAAAGATCATACCGACGATGATGACGATGAGGACCTCCTCGAAGACGATGACGACTACGAGGATTATTAATTTTGTGGTATAGCAGAGTTGTTGCTGACCTAGGTAACATTCCTGATTTTATTAATTATTATGAACAGGAATTGGCCGAAGCCAAACGTGAGTGCCAGGTGGGCGGGCTGGTTGAAAAAAACATTACCACGCTACCGGGTATGACTGAACATAGATTTAATCAGTTGCAAGAGATCGAAGCAGTGTTAAACTACCTCAACATACAGTTGCGAAAGATTCGCCGTAGACATTTCCAAAAGTATCTAGAAGGGTACGCCCGTGCCCTGACCAGTAGAGATGCAGAAAAATATGTGGATGGTGAAGATGAAGTGGTTGATTTTGAAACGCTGATCAATGAAGTAGCACTGTTACGCAACAAGTTTCTTGGTATAATTAAAGCATTTGAAAGTAAAAACTTTATGCTTGGACATGTGGTACGCCTTAGAGCAGCCGGCATGGAGGATATACAAGTATGACATTTTCAAGCGCACAACAAAGCCACCAACACAGTCTATATGTGTTGAATCAACTGTATGAATACGATGATTTTATGGCCAGCATCAACACCCTGGCCGATCTTGGCTGTGGAAAGGGCCTGGATCTGGAATGGTGGGCCACTAGAACCACCCGCGATGACGTACCCGAACCGCTCGATATCAAGTGTGTGGGCATGGATCAATTTGATCAGTTTCGAATGACCGACACATATTCTAATATAAGCTATTATCAAACCGATGTTGAACAACCTTTAAGATTGTGTCACGATAGTTTACACTACGATGTGCTATGGAGCCACGACAGCTTCCAGTACTGTGTGAATCCCATTGCAACCCTGGCCAACTGGTGGCGTGCAGCCAGCGACGGTGCCATGCTGTACATTGGTGTTCCGCAGACTACTAACCTATATCGAGGACGTCAAGATTTTGTCCAGGCACCCGGGTGTTATTATCACCATACCATGGTCAGCCTCATACATATGTTGGCTGTGACCGGATGGGATTGTCGTGCTGGATTCTTTCAAAAAGACATACAGGATCCTTGGATACATGCTGTAGTATATAAAAGCAGTATCAAGCCACAGGATCCACGTACGACCACTTGGTATCAATTGGCCGAACAGGGACTTGTTCCCGAAAGTGCCGAACGCAGCGTGCAGGCACACGGCTATCTTAGACAGCAGGACCTGGTGGTAGCCTGGCTGGATAAAAGTTTACAATATATGGGACATCAATGATGCAAACACAACGTCAGTGGGGATATTATCGTGTGATACACGAAGTTGCCGGAATGAAAGTCAAAGAATTAGTAGTTGAACCCGGTAAAAGTTTAAGTATGCAACGGCATTTCAAACGCAAAGAATTTTGGGTGGTACAACAAGGTGAATGCATAGTCAATCAGGAGTTTACTTCTGTGCCGTTAAAAATACATAAAACTCTGGTCATCCCCCATGGGGCCTGGCATCAATTAACCAATCCTTTCGATAAACCTTGTCATATTATAGAGATACAATACGGCGAAGATTGTGTGGAAGAAGACATTGAAAGACGCCAGTGATCACTGTTTTTATAGGGTACGACACACGCGAAACTGTCGCATTCCATGTGTGTGCAAACAGCATAATACGGCATGCAAGTCAGCCTGTCAGCATAGTACCTCTTGCACTTAATCTGCTGTCTGATTACACAGAAACACACACAGATGGTAGCAATAGTTTTACCTATTCAAGATTTTTAGTTCCGCACCTAATGAACTATCAAGGGCATGCCATTTACCTTGATGGTGATATGGTGGTACTAGAGGATATAGCCAATTTATACACACTAGCATCTGACAACTATGCTGCGCAGGTGGTTAAACACAACTATACCACCACACGTTTTACCAAATATCTAGGAGCAAAAAATGAAAATTATCCTAGAAAAAATTGGAGTAGTGTGATACTATGGAATTGTGCCCATGACTCAAACCGCTTGTTGGCTCCAGAATATATTGAAAAAAACACAGGGGCACATTTACATAGATTCGCTTGGTTGCAAGATATAGAAATAGGAGAATTGCCCATTGAATGGAATTGGTTACCTGACGAATTTGGTATAAATAACCAAGCAAAGTTGTTACATTATACCTTAGGTACACCTTGTTTCAATAAATTTAGTGGAACACCTCAGTCCTACTTGTGGCATCAAGAACTGCAATTAACCATGAATCATACTGTATAAATAAAGATAGGAGAATAACATTATGGCCACAACAAATAGAACATTACAATTTACTGGATACGCTTATGGAAATGTACCGGTACAAATAACTGCAAATATTAATAATGTAACAGTTTTTAATGGACCGGTGAACACATTAGATCAACCTATGCCCAACCCTGACCTTGATATGAATTTGGCACCGGTACTGTTTTCTATAGAAGGAACTGATTTGTTCCCAGTTGATTTTTCGGGTAGTTATCCAATGACTATGACAGTAACCGGCGGCCTGGGTGCAGTGGTTAGAGATATAAATTCTAATTATATGCAACAAGCTCCAGTCTTGGCTGATAATTGTACCATGACTGAAGCTACTATATCGGGTACAGAACTAGTTTTTAATTCAGTAACTGGAACTGTGATTCCAGGCATGAACTTGACCGGATCTGGGATAGCAGTCTCTACTGTTATCGTTAACGGCAGTGGAACTAATTGGACTGTAAATAAAAGTCAAACTGTTCCTGCTACCACTATTACAGGCACACTACCGGTGCCTGGAAACGCCACTGCATTTTTAGCATGTTATAATGGTACTCCTATCAATAGTGAAAGTACTCCAGATACACGTAGTAGTGTGACTATCGATGGCGAAAAGCAGGTACCCCCAATGGCAGTATCTCAAGGTACCTTTACTTGGTTAATCCCTGCAGGTAGTGTGTTAGGATATAATTTAAATGTTGGTGTAGGCAGTGTAGCTCGATAATTAAATTTAAAACTACAACAAAAACCTTACAATGTAGGGTTTTTTTATGATTGACCAAAAACTCCTATTTCCGTATAATAGTATTATGAAATCCGGTGCTGTAGACCTAGTGTCGACAAAATGTTGTTTTTATGCAACACCAAAAAAACCGTAAAATACAATGATGGTTGACTCGAAATGTGCCATTTGTTATAATATTAGTATAGTAATTAAATAGGAGCTGAATGTGAGTAAAGTTAATATCAAAAACGGAATATACCGTAATCAACCAGTTAAAGATGTGGCATTTACACTAGTAAAAGGCCTACAACTTGGTGCCCGAGGCAAGTTTGTAACAGTGGACAGTGAAGGCTACTTTGGCCCAGATTTTGACGTAGTTCGCATCAAAGTCAACGGCGTTGAAGATGTAGAATTCGTGGGTGGCAATGCCGAAACAGCCACTCCAGTGGTTAAAACAGTGGCACCAACAGAAACTGACGAAGAAGTCATGGCTCGTATTGGCGAGCGTTTTGACATCTTGGATCAGATGACTAAGGCCACTATCGCCGGTGATGTGCGTGCCATGATTGTAGTTGGCCCCCCTGGGGTTGGCAAGAGCTACGGTGTAGAAAAACAACTGGAACAGTCGGGCCTGTTTGACAAGTTGGCCGGACGCCGTATCAAATACGAAATCATCAAAGGGGCCATGACTCCAATTGGCCTGTACTGTACCTTGTACAAAAACTCCGATCCGTGCAACGTGTTGGTATTCGATGACTGTGATTCAGTATTCCAAGATGACTTGAGCTTGAATATTCTCAAAGCGGCCCTGGATTCAGGCAAGAAACGCAGGATCTACTGGAATTCAGACAGTTCCATGTTGCGCCGTGAAGGTGTTCCTGACTGCTTTGACTTCAAGGGTGCCTGTATCTTCATCACCAACTTGCAGTTCCAGAATTTGAAAAGCAAGAAGTTGCAAGACCATTTGGAAGCATTACAGAGTCGTTGTCACTTTTTGGATCTTACACTTAATACACAACGTGATAGATTCTTGCGTATCAAACAGATCTTCCGCAAAGGTGAACTGTTCCGTGACTATGATTTTACTGCCGAACAGGGTGACGAAATTATTGCATACATGGATGAGAACAAAGATCGTTTGAGAGAAATAAGCCTGCGTATGGCACTCAAGATCGCAGACTTGACCCGGGTAAGTGCAACTAATTGGAAATCATTGGCAGTAAGCACATGTATGAAGAATTCGTAAACGGTAGCTCCTGGGTTGATTTGAAATCAACCCATTTTACACAGGCACTTAGGTGCCTGTTTTTTTGATCTTTGCCGTGAAGTATGCTATACTATAGTATGATTAAAATTTTATTTCCTCCGGGGTGTTATGGAACATATCTTGCCCAAAGTGTGTACACCTATACTAACTTACGAAAAGAAGAATACGTACCATTTGATTTTGACAGCGCAGGGAGTAGCCATGCTTATAGAAAAAATATAAATGCAAAACAAGTAGTATGGCACGGACATCTAGACATGTTTAGTCCGACCGATTTAGACCAAACCATTATCATTTTGCCAAATCAACACCATCGACTAGATTATTATAATAATCAATTTCATAAACAACAAAAACAACAATTAGTTGAATATATACTGAGTCAATTATCAATCGACGAGATTAATCACAAACTTGAATCAGGATGGGGATATAATAACTCGTTTGACGAAAATGTGCCACGTTGGATTTTAAGAGAATTTTTTTCTTTATGGATTACTATGTGTTTTGCTGACAGATACGCTGTAGAAAAATATAAAAACATACCAAATCAAATTACAGTCGATGCACAAGATATAATTTCAAATTTTAACAATATATTAACTGCAATATGTCAACAATGCGGATTAACAATAACAGTTGATCCAGATTCAATTCAACAAACTCATGCTAATTTTTTGAAATGTCAACACTACCTTGATAGCCAAATAAGTTGTGAACAATGGGTCAACGATACTATAATAGCTAAAGATTGCCCGACACCCGTAAAAACAATTTTTGATGAAGCATATATACAACACGTCTTTAGAATTCGTGGGTATGAAATCAAGTGCGACGGATTAAATCATTTTCCAACATCTACGTTTGAAATGAAACCTCTTATCTATGCGAACAGCCACAACCAAGGTATCTAGTGATAATTGGCGTGCTCTAGCGGTGAGCACTTGTATGAAAAATAGTTAATCGAAATCTAAAACGGTTAAGTAATTGGTAGCTCCTGGGTAGACTCAACTCTACCCATTTTACACAGGCACTTAGGTGCCTGTCTTTTTGACTTTAGTTATTTGTCAGTGTATAATAACTTTATATCATGAAATTCAGACTAAATCTTACCGGTTCTAAATGTAATGAATATCCACGCCTGTCCGTGCTACATAATCAACAGGTTGTTTATTCTGGACTGATTGAAGAATCTATAGAAGTAGAATTAGATATAGAATTACAAAAACACAATCAAATCACACTTGAAGGCATTGACAAATCTCAAGGAGATAATGGTAAATGGGATACTCAACTTGACGAAGACGGACAGATAATTGCTGATAAATGGTTGTCCATAAATAATATTTGGATTGACAACATCAATATGGGGCCTGAATGGATTAAGTCGCTTACACTAGTCAACAGCACTGGCACACAACAATTTCTCACTAGAACTTGGTGGAATAATGGATCAATAAGTTTTTCAATACAACAACCATTATTGGACTGGATTATACAAGAAAAATTTATAAATGCTGAAGAAAATGTAATTGTTCCGCATGATGCAAGAAGCGGCGAAAGAAAGTTTGATTATGCGTATGTACAAGAAAAGATCAAAGCCATCCAAACACTAATCAATGATTAAAACACTAATTTATAATTTGCCTCCGCTGGAAAGAAGTCGTCCACCACTTAGTGGTGCTATACTGGCCGGTGTTTGTAAAAAAGAAAGACACAAGTGTCATGTAGTTGACTTACAGGTAAATTTAGATAAATTTTTAGAACAACAGGGCATTGATAAAGAATATTTTGGCGATGTGTTTTACGAACACTCATCAGATTTTACTGTTGACCAAATTGAGCTGTTGAATAAGTTTATCATAATCGAGTTAGAATCGATAGCAAAACAAAATTATGATTATGTACTTGTCAGTTTATTTTCATACCTGGCTCAACCGTTTGGAGAAGTATTCTTACCACATTTGCGAAAAGCTACCAAAGCCAAAATTGTCATTGGCGGTGCTGGCATAATACACCGCGCTTCTCCTCTTAATCCCAGGCCTGCATTCGCTGAACACTTGAGAAATCAATGCATAATAGACGATTTTATTATAGGTGAAGCTGAAGAAATATTACCAATTTATTTTCGCACAGGCTCGGGTCCTGGTATCAACAATTATGATTTTAAGCAAATCGACAACCTAGATGCACAACCTTGGCCCGACTATTCTTTTTATGACTTGACCAATTACCATTATGACATAAAAAAAGAATTGGTGATCATTGGTAGTCGAGGTTGTGTGCGTAGTTGTACTTTTTGTGATGTGGCTGCCACCAGTCCTAAATACAGATACAGATCTGGGCAAGACATAGCCAACGAAATTATACATCATTACGAACATCACGGAGTGACCGACTATTACTTTGCTGACAGCTTGGTCAATGGAAGCTTCAAAGCCTTTAATGAAATGTGTAATGGGTTGGCCAACTACCACTTTGCAGAACCAATCAACTGGTCCGGACAATATATTATTCGTAGTAAAAATACGACACCCAAGAATCATTTTGAAATGCTCAAGGCCAGTGGATGTCAACTGTTATTCATTGGTATCGAGTCTGGATGTGATCGTGTTAGATTTGAGTTGGGTAAAAAATTTACCAACGATGATATTGAATATTATTTAGAAAATTTTAACCAGCACGATATCGAGACATTGTTTTTATTTTTTACAGGTTATGTCAGTGAAACTGAACAAGATCATGCCGAAACACTTGCTATGTTTAAAAGATGGCAACGGTATGTGGCAACAGGAACCATTCAAGGCATTGAAACTTTGAATGTGTTAGGAGTATTACCGGGTTCGCCGTTGGAAAAAATAGCTATAGAAAATAATTTTGTATTTTTACAAGATCACAACGGACTACACAATGTCAGGTCTTGGATAAATCCCAACAATCCAGGATTTGATTTCAAGGAACGAGTGCGACGTCATATAAGTATGATAGAGGAAGCTATGCGCTACAAATGGCCTCTTTGGAACGGGCAGTTGGCTATGCGTCTGTATGAACAATCAATTACTAAATTTGAAAACAGCTCTAAAATCTACGTTCCACTTCTACAATTAAAATGAAAACAGCAACGATCGTAATACGAGATGAAGTCAATATCAAGATAGAAGGACTTGACCTTGACGCTCGCCGTGCTCTAGTTAATGCCTTTAAATATGATGTTCCTGGTGCAAGATACTTGCCAGCGGTACGACTGGGACGTTGGGACGGTAAGGTCAGCTACTTCCAACTGGGCGGTAGCAGTTATACTAAC